CAATCGGTAGTTATACACGCTCTCAAACATGCGCACAAAACTGTCCGTGTCTGGCTCATTTGTAAACCTGCTCGGATACTTGTTAGCCTGTGCCACCAACCGCTTTAAATCGAAATCATTGATGCGCATGACTTGTAAAAGCGCTTGTATGAATCGAGAATGCTTGTAAAAAGGAAAACTTCTGAATTTAAGCACACTCTCCAGACGATATTCGATTTTCTTGCTGTTTGGCATGGTAAACTTGCCAAGGTTGATGTCATTTCCAACTCCGTACAAACGTTTTTGCTTGTGTTTACCGCTGTGTAATCTCACTTTACCGTCGTCATACATGTAATATCTTACATCTCGATGACCATCGCGCACTAATTGAATTGCGCAACTTGCACCGATTCCAGAACCTTTTGCCTTTACAATAAACTGCTGGAGTTTCATGTAATCTTGTGATCCTTCTGCAACATATCTATTGATATAGTCCATTAGGCTCCATTTTTTTCCCACAATGTTCGTGCTAATTACATGGTCAATCGTTGCGCCAACGTCAATGATAAATTTTACGGGTGTATTTAAGCGCTTGCAGGCCACCAGACGGTGTTGACCATCAATTACCTCATTGCGTTCATTTATTACAATGGGTTGACGCTGACCGTGTGCACTTATCTGGTTCATAATTGCCTGAATGTTGCCTTCATGCAGCTCGCGGTTGCCTTGCATTATCTTAAAACGTCCCCAGTCGGTTGTGCTCTGGACTGTTTGCGGTTTGGTGTTTGTGTTCTCCTCAGAACGTGGTTGTAGGTTAAACATGTTGGTTTTGTGTTGTCAGGACCGCCTTAATTAGGTCCTGTGGTTTAATGTTTTCATTCTTCATGAGGCGGCTGGTGTGTCGCAGCACGCCCTCTGGGTCCTTGGTCACGTAATTGTGCAAGGTCCCCCTGCTTACATCAATAGCCTCGGCGCATGCCGTCAGGCTACCGTAATGGTGCTGCAGGTACATTTTCAGGTTCATCTCCATCTCTCTCAAATTGTAGTTCAAACTTTACGCCTTGATCGTTCAGGCGCTGGATGTATCGCAACATGCTGTCGGCCCGTTCGAACCGTATGCTGGTGCGTTGTTCGTGCAGCTTAACCTTGTACATCACCAAGGCATGTCGTCCACCTGTGGCGGGTTCTTCTTGCTGTCCTCAATGACGGTCTCACGAATGCTCTTGGGTTCAAGTATCTCGTACTTCCACACCGCCAAGCTCATGAAGGCACGCCACCCACGATCGCCGCCGTCCCATTCGCGCCCTCGTACATTGCAGCGCATTCTTACCTGTTGGCCGATGGTCAAGGTCCCAGCTTCGTCGGCCATGTCCTTGAGAAACTCGACGGGCAGCACGTCGCTGTACTCGCCATTTTTCACCTCGATGTGCACCTCGCATTTGCGAAAGCCGCTTGCAAACTCTTGCGGTTGGTTGATTCGGCGTACCACGCCTTCAATTGTCAATTCCATTGTCTTTGTATGATTTGTTAAATGATGTTTGTGACCAGTTTGGCAGGTCAATTGTCCGTAGTTGGTTGAGCTTCAAGCGCTCGAATATCTCACGCCAGCGCTCCAGCGTTGGCTCCGTGTCAATTATCTCGTCCTCAAGGCCGTCGTCATCGTCGCGCATGGTGCTGTTCAGCAGCAGAAAGAGCGCGTAATCTTTGAGGCGCTCCTGATGCGCATGCTGATCGGCCTCGACGTCGTCAAAAAAAGCGTCCAGTTCACTCAAGTTCATCCTCTCCGTACACTTCGAGTTGATAGAAACCTGCGAGCTTCAAGATGGCTCTGGATAGCGCCCGCTTTTCGGCCATCGCGATGGGGTACGCATTGCGGTTGTTGCTCTTGCTCACCTCGCCATACGTCTCTACGTGCCCTATTTCGCATTTTGCGTGTGCTTTAACGCAATATCTCCCGTCGCTGGGGTCAGACCATTCGGGCACCGTTTCAAAGGTCACCACGGCCTTTATTTTGGCTTGCACGTGTTCGACACCTCGGCGCGTCATGATCACGAAGCCTCTGGGGTCCTTGTGGAAGTGATCGGGTCGCATGTCGTACTTCTTCGACAGCGTTTTGAGTTCATCAATCGCGCTCATGATAGTGGTGTTGGGTCATAGTTTATGTATGGCGCATACGGTGAGGCAAAGCGCAAGCTGCTTAGGTTCATGCTCACTGGTGAGTCACACACCACGTCGAATGATTGCTCCACATATTGAATGGCTTTATCTGCGCACTCTCGAAAATTGTCAACCTCGATGCCCTCAACAGCGATGAGCATGTACACGCCTGTGCCGCTGCAGCTCTTACCTGCTGCCACGATGTAGTCGCTGTAGCCGCAATGATGCAGGACTTTGTCAACGTCAAACCCGTTGGCCTGATGCTTGGCGTCGATGTCTATCTGCACCAATCCGCTGTGCTTTGTAAAGCTGTCCTGTCGCCGTGTAGCAAATAAGCCGTGCGGCATAATAGCAGGCAGCTGCTTTTTTTCCCATTCGTTCCTTGGGTGTTCAGGTCGGACGTTCTCCAACCAGTCCACCAGTCGCACCATCGTAGTGTTGCGATCAAAGGCGCCACGGCAGGCGCTCACGTAAATCTCGTCAATGTTCATCGGTTCTTAGTATATGCCGCAATCAAGTCGGCTTTGAATTGTTCCATCAATCGTTCGAAGCGCTTCTGTTCAGCAAGCTCTTGCTGCATGTGGTTGAAGTCGCGCGTAGGTTTAACGTGCACGCTGCTGCGCACACAGATAGGCTTATTCATTATTACTGGTTTTGTAGGTGTTCCCATATCTCTTGTTCAATTCGCTCGTGATTGTAGTCGAGCAGGTTGTCGTCAGCACACGTGATGTCGATTCGTTCAAAGCTGGTGTGATTCTTCTGCCAGAGCACCACGCGAATAATGCGCACGGTCGGTGGATGGCTCGGTGAAATGTGCGTGGCTTCCTCGCCAGCTTCGACCTCAAAGGTCACGACCATCTCAAGGCCGTCGTCGAGTTTGAGTAGTATTTGGTCTTCCATTCGTTTAGATTTCTGTGCAAGTGTATGGTATTTTGAACACCTGTGCAACATTTAGCACAAAAAAAGCGGCACCCCCCGTTGAGAATGCCGCTCAAAACCTAAATGAAAAACGATGTTTACAGTCCTACTTGTTCTTGAACCGTGTCAAATATAGGGCTTATTCTTTATTGCGCCGCTTGCTGCGTCCAAGTACGACAGCGTTGACAATGCGCTTGAGGATGTCAACTACCTTGTCGTCCTTTTCCGTTTCTGTTAGTGCAGTGATTGTGCCTGCAGCTGTTAACACGGCCAGTGCAATCTCGGCCCAGTATTGTGTGATGAGTTCGTTCATGTTATTGTGCTTCTTCGACCTTCCAATATGGTAGGTCGTTCCGTGAGTTGTGCAAGGTAACAAACCAACCGCCAAGTCGTGGCGTGTTAAAACCTTTCTCAGTGGCCCAACCAGCAAAGCGGTCGCCTAGCATCTTGTAGCTGCCGAGCTGGAGGTGGTGCACGCTGTCCTGATACAGTTTACCAAAGCGGCTGATGCGGTCCGCCGTAATAGGCAGGTGCCACTTCTGATGTGTATGGCCACGCACAATCAGGCTGGCGTCCTTGAATTGCATTTGGTCAATGTCGACACGCAGCACACCCTTCGACCGTGGTGCGTTGCCACCCATGCCGTGGTGATAGTGCACGAACGTCGAGCTGCGCCGCTTGCCTTTAGCAAATATCTGCATCCACAGCCAACCGCTGTAACCAGCAACTGTTATGTTGCCGCCGTTCTTGTTTACGATGTACGCCACACGGTCCAGCGGGCTCGTGTGCATGCGCTTCTCGATGTTGGTCTCGTGGTTGCCACGGCCCATAAAACGGATGACGTCCTTGTACTTCGTCAGGAACTCGGCGCTGTCTTCGATGACGTCGTCAAGGTACGTGATGCTTTTGTACTCTGGTCGGATGTCGCTGTAGCTGGACCGCGGATCGTACTTACCACCCATCAGGTCGAACCAGTCGCCGAAGATGAACACGGGTGTGTCGGTTCGCTTGGCTTCATCGAGGTGCCTGCGCAGCATCACGCGGTCGCACTTTACGCTGTCATAGTGGACGTCAGAAATAAACAGCATACGCTGCGGTGCTTCGTCCAGCTTGACGCTGTGGACGGTGCGGCTGATTTGTTCAATGTTCATGTGTATAACCAAACCACGTCAGGGTCCTTGCTTGGATCATCGTCAACGTGTATGAATGTCTTTGCTATGCCGATGCGATTGAAACCTGCATCAATGAGGCCGCCTAGTATGTAGGCCCGACTTCGTGAATCGACACAGTGTATGTCTGCAGCCAGCCCCTTAAGGTGTGCACTGTCTTTCTTGCCGCCTACCTTTCGATTGTGCTCAAGACTTCTGTACCCCGAGTTTATGCGGAATGGTATACCGCTCAGGTGCCTAGCCTTGTCCAGCATCTCCAAGAATACCTCGTCCATCATGCGCTCACCACTGCCCTTCCCCTCGATGGGGCAGTCGAACTCATGATAATTGAAGTACCTCATTGTAATGCTATTGCAACGGCAGCTATCAGGATGATGATGTCAGCAACGTCGCCGCGTCCGTACTGCCGAGCTTTGTATACCATGTTTGCTAACACAGTCGCCAAGATAATGAAAATCATTTTTCTTTTTTCTGGATTATGTACCAGTTATCGTCAGTGTGGCCGAGGATAGTAATGCCGTCATACGATCGGTTGAATGCGTAGCTGCCAGCGCCGTCTATGGTCGTTGATGTGTCGCCGCTATCAGGTCGCAGGATTACGTCTGTATTGGCGCTTATCGTTGAGTCGCTGTGAAACTGTATTATTCGGCCATGGCTTTCTGCAATCGGCGGCAGTGTAATATTTGAAGTACCATTTGCGCCTGACCAAGTGTTGAAAATATGCAGGTCCTCATCACGCACATTAAAGGTCCGCCCGTTTATATGTGTCATAGTACGATTGACGCGCTGGTCACGGCTGCCAAGCTGTGCAAAGCCATTGCCTGCATACCTGTTGAACGTGTCGCCAGTTCCTGCGATGCCTACAATCGGATCAAGAATGATGGGGTCATTCGTATTGATTGGGTCATTGATTGCAGTTGTCACGGTGCTGGGGTCGTGAGTCAAGTAGAACGCCTCAAGCTGCGTGTATACAGGCCGTGCTGTGTACGTCATTTCAAACAGTGCATAATATTCACCGGCGTCGTTAAGTACTTGCCACATGTAAACCTGACTGCCAAATATTTCGCCGCGCTGCACCTTGGTCGCCTTACGCTGGCCTGCAAGTATCTCTTTGACTGCAAGTCGGTTGATTCCAAGCGCAGCCGTCGTGTCGTTTAAACTATCCCACGCGTCCGTGCTAATGTAGTTGACGCCACTCAGCACTCGTATAATACCGTCAGCGTTTTGCGTTTCTTCATCACCAAACAAAACCTCACCTTGATCAATAGTGCCACGCGCGTCGTCGCTGTTAGTCGCTGTGAACTCTACTGTATCTCCGAGCGCGGTGCCTTCTACGATGTCTGCACGCAGCACGCTAATGTCATAGTCAGCGCCTGATGTGGCTACGAGGTTTGTATTATTTGCACCGTCGTCGTCTATGCCAAAAATGTCAATGGTAATGTCGAGGCCGTTCTCGTCTGAGGCCAATGCAGGTGTCAAGATGTAGAATGGCAGTTCAAGCTCGCCGCCGTCGCGCTTGTCAAATATCTCGCTTACGATGCTAAAGGTAGATGATGAGCTTTCCCAGCTTACGTCACCGTAGACGTGGCTGGTGTATTCATACGGCCATTCATCTAGATCGCCAAAGCCAAAGAACACAAGCTGCGAGCCGTCGTATGTTACGTTTCTCTGCAGGTACTTAGTGCCTGCCTTGATGGTAAACTGCAAGCGCACGCGTCCGACGCGTTCGTTACCTGTGCTGGTGCTGTCGCCATCGTAATTGTAGATAAGCGTGCCGCTGACAGCAAACACGGTGTTCGTGTTGTAATCAATATCCGTGTCGCTCTTGGTAGTGCCAAACTCGCTCTCAGTGTAGACGCTGTCAAACACGATTGGGTAGTTGCCGTTGTATCGTCGCACTCTGCTGACTGTCTTGAGCGGCACTAGGTACGTGTATTCATAACCTCGCAAGCGCTCAAACGTACTGTCAAAGGCTTTGGTTGCGCTTATGCTTTGTTGCGTGATTGCAGTGCCGTCCTTTTGCGTCCCTTCCACGGTCAAGGTCGTGCTGTACTTCTGTGCACCTACAGGCAGGAACCACCATTTGCCTTGAGCCTGAAACAGTCGAGCGTTCCATACTTTGGCCAAGCTTTCCAACACATCAAACGTGCTGCGAAATTGATTTTGTCCGTTGCTGTCAGGATTGTAAAGACCATAGTGGCTGATGCGTGTGTCCTCCAGCTGATTGCTGCCTGCATAGTCATCGCTTTTAAAGTCATTGACGTAATACAGGAAGTCGTCCGAGCTCCAGAGATGCGTGGCTCGCGTCTTGTTTAGGCAATTCAACAAGTGATCGACTGTTGAAACTGCGCCTGTATATGCACTGCCGTCATTGTCGTACAGTATGCTTTGCAGATTGCCGAGGTCGTCAGCTGCCGTGAGTGTGTTCTGGATTGGTCGCGCGTCGTATGGTCGCACTACTTGCTCAGGATACAGCACGCCGCCCCACCAAAAGTCATCTGTTCCGTCAGGGTCTTTGCGAATGCTGACGCTGAACCGCTGCTCTGCTGACGTAGCCAACAAGTCCATAAATGTTTCGTGCGCTGTTTCGGTTTCCGTCAAGGTGAACGTAACCTCGCTGCCGATGATGGGCTGGTAACGGTCTTCATTGTTGCCGCTGTATCGCAGCACGAAGCCGTCAGCGCCGAGGTTGAACTCGTAAGCGCTACCAACGTAGTCGCTGTCATGTATGTTTAGGCGCCAGTCGGTGCCTTGGTCGTCAGTAAACTCTGCAAATAGTCGGATCGGGTCAGCCATTAGAAACCTCTTACTCTGTTACGGTCAATTGCATTGCGCTCGCTGGTCAGCAAGATGTCGCGTCCAGAGATGCGGCCAGTCACTTGCACCTGCGTGGCGCCCATCATTTCCTGTAGGCGGTCAAGCGGTGCCACCACCTCGGGGTTGATGCTGCTGGTACCTGAGCCTTCGCCTACCATCGCAAGCGAAGCGCCTGTAAACAGTCCACCGTTCGCCATCATTGGCAGACCAAAGCCGCTGCCTATGAACTTGCCAAGGCCGCCTTTGACCATGCCAGCTGATGGGAACAAGACAGACAGAATCATGAACTGTGCAACCAGCGACGCAAGCTGCATGGCCAATCGCTTGATCATGTCGAGCATCACCTGCTCAAAGGTAGCCGTGCCGCTTGCAATTTGTTGGAAGGCGCTATCTACAAAACCTGCCACGCTTTGCGCCATTGCATTGACGCGGTTCTGTACTGCTGTGCTGGCCGCAATCACCGCATCAATGTCTTCATCTTCCACGATGTCTTCAGGCATGTCAATGTCGACAATGTTGAGCGCAGCAGGCACAGTCACTGCTGGTTCACCTGCGCCACCTCCTCCACCTGCACCACCTCCTGCAGTTGGTAGCAAGTTGGTCAAACCTCCAAGCGTCCTTAGTGATTCCGCCACGCCCTCCTCGGTCAACAGCTGTATCGGCTCGCGCTTCAACTCCTCCTCGATGCCTGTGCGAATGTTCTCGGCGGCCTTTCTGCCAAACTCTGCAGTGCGTTCTGCTGCATCGCTAAACGCTGTACGGACCAACTCAGGAATCGCAGCAAAGTCACCTGTGAAAATGGCCTTAATAATCGCACCAAGGTCTTTGAAGCTCTCGATTACGTTGTTGACGGCAAACGCAAAGAAGTCGAACACGGTTTGCACTGTGCCCTTGATAGCTCCAATGATGCCGCGCACCGCTGCGCTTTCGTTGTACAGCGTGATGAAGTAGTTGGCCACTGCTGTGATTGGCACAGCAACCTCGTCGGCAAAGGTTACAATCGCAATGCCCAGCGCTACGATGGCGCCAACAACTAAGCCAATGGGTGACAGCAGCGCCATGAAGCCCTGTATCAATGACGGCAGTATGACAAGCAACGGCCCCAATGCAGCGGCAATACCTGAGCCAATGACCATGAACCGCTTTGCCTGTGGGCTTAAGTTCTGAAACGCTGCCAGCATATTCTTCAGGCCGTCAATCACTGGTGGCATGAAGTCCATGATGACCTTGCCAAACTCCTCCTGCAGATCACCAAATGCGTTGGCCAGTTGCTTGAGGCCACCCGTGCCTGCCTTGGCTGCAGCTTCAGCACTGCCGCCGTACTGCTTCTCCAGCTCCTCCAAAATGATGCTCTGCGCTTGCGCCATATTGCCCCCCTCTGCTAGCGACTTGATGACCTCCTTTTGGTCCTCGCTGAACTGGATACCTGCGCGGCTCATGGCGCTGAGGTTTGCCACTGGATCGTTGAGCGCCTTACCCAACATAATGCTGGCGCTCTTTAGGTCGCCGTCCAAACGTGTGGCAAGGTTCAGCGCCGCCTCTTGGCTCTTGGCGAACTGGTCGCCTGTGATGTTCGTGAACGTCAACAGCTGCGCCGTCGCATCCTTGAGAATCTCCTCGTCACCAAACAGCGTCTTGCTCTGCAGGTCGCTTGCCATCTTCTGGAGCTGCTTCGAAGTGAAGCCTACACTGGCACCTGTGGACTTTAGGCCTGCCTCAACCTGTGCGATGGCTTTGGCTTGTTGGTCGAATGCTTTAACCGCTGTGAACCCAAGCGCCGCGATTGGCGCCGTCAAGTTCATCGTCATGCTCTTGCCTAGGCGCTTCGTGCTGCGTCCAAAGTTGCGCATCTTGGACATGCTGCTGCCCAGCGCTTTGTCAAACTGCTTCGTTTGTGCGCCTATCGTTACTATGAGGTCATTCAGCTTTGCCATTTGTCGCGCTCTTCAATTACTTTTCTTAGTTCTTCCTTGGTTAGTTTTTTTGCGTTCTGCTTTGGTCGCTCCCAAGGGAATTGCATCATATCCTTTGGTCGCAATTTACGGCCTTTCCGTAGATGGGGCTGCATGTAGATTGTAGCCAGCCACCGCGTGCGCTCCCATTCAAAGCGCTCGGCCATCTCTGCCGTCTCACGGTTGGCCTCTAGCGCTAGGCTCAACTCGCCAAACGTCATGTCCCAGAACGCAGAAGGGGACAAGTGCAGCACACCCATCCCCATCCGAATAACGTCAGGCCACCCTACAGGCTTATCGTTACCGTCTACGCTTTTTTTTCGTTGTATTCCCCGAGCACGTCAAAGCATTGTGTGACGTGTGCAAGCGTGATGTGCTCCTCGAATTCTTGCAGCTCCATGTCAAACTCGACACCTTCAAAGTTGCAACCGCACTCTACGCCCACAAAGCATAAGAAAGCGCAAGCGTCGGCTGAGAGCTTCGAAGGATCTGACAAGCTGAACACGTTGACCTTTGCCTTGCGTTCAAACTTCTTCAGCGCCTTCATCGAGTAGCGCACAGGGTACTCGTTGCCGTTGATTTCAATCATTAAGCAATAGTATCCGTGATAGCACCTGTGAGTTCAAACGTAGCGCTGTACGTCGCTGTATCCTCAGTGCCGCCTGACTGCTCAAGGCTTGTGATAAAACCTGAAGCTGTAAAAGAAAGTTCCCCAGTTGTTTCGTTCGCCTTGGCAAACTTCAACACCAATGCATCGCGGTTTTCCCACGCTGTCCACAGGTCGGTGATGTCCTTGTTAGATGCATCGAGGTAGTCAATCAAACCGCTGCAGCTGATTGAACCTGACTTCAAACCGCCGAGCAGCTCACGGTAGCCCGCGCTGTCCTTGGTTGTGATGTCAATTGTTTCCATGTTGAGAGAAAGTGAGCAGTCGGTTGCTGCTGCGATCAGCGTGCCGCCAATGTACACGCCTAATTCCGTTCCGTTAAAAATGGCCATTTTATTCTGATTCTATAGATTCGTCGTCGGTCTTTTTCTTTGGCGCGTCAAGGTAGCCTCTTTTCTTTAGCTCTGCAGCGAACTCAGACGTCACGCTTGGCGTGTCGCCTTTCTTCCAGTTGTTCCCGCGCAGCTTGCACGCCTTCATAATTGTAACCTTCATGGCTGCAATTTACGGCAAAATCATTGACTGCATCAAATGCCTTTCTTGGCCAGCAGTATCTTTAATTCATTGACAGCGTCCAGCAAGGTGTCCAGCTTCTTCGCCATGTCGTTCTCTCGTTTCTCAAGGTTGATGATGCGCGACTTCAGCACGGTGACCTCTTGGTTAATCTTTGTCCATGCTGCGATGCCTCCACCCAGCAATGCGATGAACTCGAATATCATCGCCGCCGTTATCTGTTCCATGCTCAAATATCGTCAATTTCGAACCAACCGTTTTGCACCATGTAATCATGATCCCGCACCGTCGTCGTGCTGGGTATGATGTGCTCAAACGGAAAGCTGTGATTGGTCTGCACGTATGCGCTCAACTCAAACCGCTCGTCGTTGGTCAGCTCAGGAAAGCAAGCCACCAACTTCTCAAGCGTCGCCGCTTCGTGAACGTGGATCAGGTAATCCGTATCCACTTGCAGCGCGTTCTGTACGCCGTCGGGGTGGACTACGATACCGAACACGGTGGAAGCCGC